ACCGCAGTAGTTGAGGATGGAACGGTGTATGTCGTAGTGGCGCCGGTTCCGACGCTTGCTGAAGTATAATTTTTAAATGTATTAGCCATGATTTACCCCAGAGCGATAGACAACGCCAAGGCTATTCCAGCCTCATCAAAGTCGGTTGTGTTGGATGTTGCAGCGGAGCCAAGGCCCAGCGTTGTGCGAGCCGCAGAGGCGTCAGCATCATCAATTAAAGAAGCCCCATATGTACTGATGGTGCTTGCCTCAACTTTGTCTGTGTTTAAATTTCCAAAGTTCGCATCGACTTCCGCGTGGGTTAGCGGTGAGCCTTTGCCAGCGCGGGTTACGATGGTTGCCATTAGTCGAGCCTTACCTTCAAGTTGCCAGATGAAATTCTAAACACATCGCCGCTTTCAATTAGCTTTGGCAAAGCAGTCGTGAAATCGCTAGGATCTGTAAGCTGCGCCCATGCCAGCCGATTGCCGCCGGTTACCGCATCGTAAATTGCTGCATAGGAAACCGTGCCGTAATCCGCTGTTGCGGTTGGGAATTCTATCGCAGTGGTTGTTGCCGCCTCAGTCGGGGTTGTGCCGCTAACTGTGAATGCCGCGGTTTGTCGTGCATATCCACCGCCAGAAACCTCTGTGCCGGCCGCGCTGTCACTGTCGGCGCTGGTATGAAGCCCAACGTAAAGGGTTGTTGGGGCGGTGTAAGCGTTACCGCCAAACACATGATCTAAAATCTTGTCCTCAAGGTAATCCGTAAAACTCATCAGTAACTCCTAATTTTAATGCGCCGCCCAGAACTACCGACTTTTGTGCGCTCACTTTCTGTATTTATATCATTTATAACCTTTTGATGCAAAGCCGCCCACACGCTGACCCTTGCATCATCGGCTAGATATGGTGCGCTATGCAACAATGCTCCATACAGATATGCATCAGGGAAATTTGTTAGCATCCAATTTGTTGCGGTGCTGTCTGACAATGCATCTAGCTTAGAATAGTAATAAAGCTCCGCGCTATACGCACTATCTGGCGTTGGGTACACCTCAAACTCACCAGCAGTAATCGCATAAAATTCTGGCTTGCCTAAAGTGTTATTGTTTGCGAAGCGCAGATTTTGCATTTCAGATACAGACACAAGCTCTAACAATTTGCCGTTGGCCTCTGAATGAAATCTAATTGGCTCTAAAAAATCGTTGGGAAACCCACTGTATTGGGTATCAATTTCAGCGGTTGATCTCTTTTCTTGCCGCCAGTGCCTTACCGTTCTGTTAAAATCAGCTTCAGCCAAAGCAACAAAGGTAGGGATAGTTGATGTTAGATCATCCCTGTTGAGAAAATCAGCTATGCTGGATTTTAACTCACTGTAATTTGTAATAGGCATTTTCTTCACTTTCTATTACTTTTACCAAATAACGCTTCTGCATTGTGCCAGTAGCCTCTTCCTTGATAACATCAATGCTTTTGTAAAATGGATCACTGCGCATTAAGCCCAGACCCATATCATCAACTTCCATTTCATATTCTGTCATTTTTTTATGCTCTCTAAGTATTCCACCAGTGACATCATTTCTTGCCCCAACGGTTGAACCTCTTGCGGGATCACTTCGTTAAATTGAGTATATACATTTGGCCTATATTTTCTATTGCTTAAACCTAAATATTTGGCCTCTTTTGCAAGGCTCATAGCCCTACCTTGCACCATTGCGTTTACTTCTGGCGGTGAAAATTTCTTATCAAATGTTGCCAGTCTGTCCATTACCTCTTCACGCGCTAAGGGCATAAACTTTTTAAAATCTTCCGATACATCATAAAACCCTTCTGCTTCCGCTGGCGCTCTATGAATTACGCCACCTAACCCTCTTTCTGGTGTATATTCTGATGTTCCAAAATAGGATTGTGGCGGGTAAGGATCATATATGACCTCTGGCACTTCACCATACTTAGATAAGCGCGTTCCGTAAGCCAAATCACGTTCCATGCCACGAATGTTAGGATTGCTTAAATGTTGCAATGGATCAATAACTGGACGCACTTCATCAGAGTAATGAAACAAATCAAGCAAGCCTCTTGCTAACTCTGAAACAGCTTTTAAACCTTTAGCCATTATTTGCCCCACTTCTTGATGATTTCGTCTAGCTCATCACGCTCAATACCTTTTGGCATACCCTGTGGATCTACAGCCCAATCTGGTAGCAAACCGGCCTTCTGATCGGCAAACACTGTATCAGCGCCCAAAGCGGTAGCATTCTGATCTGCGAATGGCCCGCTGTTTAACCAGCTATTTTGGCCGCGTGTCTCAGTTGTCATGGCCTTGCGAGCTTCTGGGCTAAACATCCTGCTATGCTCTAACCATGCGCGTTCTTCGCCTTTTGCTCTAAACTGCGGGTTTCCTGCGCCTAAATGCCCAAACATATCATGCACAACGCGGAAAGCGTCATTTGCAACAGCATCTTCCTTATCGCCAACTCGGCCAACAAAACCTAATAATGGGTTGTCTGAAGCGTCAAACTCACCCGATCCGTAGCCAAAGTCAGTAGGGAATACAGTTAATTCCCTGTTCTCCACAACATCTTGATAACCCAGCGCGGGGCTTTTCGCGTATGGATCTGTCTGGCCTTCGCGCAAAAACTTGAAATCTATACCGGTATCTTTTAGCGCCTCGTACTGCGCCATAGTTTCGTTTTTTAGCGCCTCATACGCTGCTTTGACTTCTGGGTTGTCTGGATCGTGCTTCATGCGCTCATACGCTGCTGCGATATATTTAGCCCGCTGCTGATCTAATTCTGGATATTCAATATATTCTGGAATATCTATGCCGGTTTCGTCCATATATTTGCGAGATGCGCTTTGCACTTCAGCAATCGGCCTAGACGAAAATCTGCCTTCATCTGGAATGCCTACCGCTGCTGGTCTGCCCTTTTCTGGCAAATTCATAACATCAGGGTTTCCCTCTAATGTATCGCCAAGAAGATATGGCCGTGATCTTTTGACCATAGACCCAAACTCACCGGCTTTGTCTATCAATCCCGCAAAGGGTGCAGCAACCATTTCCAATGGCGCTTCATTCTGCATTGCCAGTAAATCACGACCCAATCTCTCGCTTGAATTTTCGCCAAGATAAAATGGGAAGCCTTCCGCAGTTGATTGCACTGTTCCCGTAGTTAAACCGCTTACCGCCCTATATGCTGGTTCTAATGCACTAGCCACACGCAGCAACCCGTACAAAGGATTAAATGACCCCTGCCCGATCTCTCCGATTTCATCCAATTCAGATAAAGCTTTCTGCGTTGTCTGCCTACCGATACTTTCACGCGGGTCACGGTATTCTGGCTGTAAAGCGCCTCTGTTTTGCATAAGAAAATCTATAAAACTTGCCATCTTATCTTTCCGACAAATATCTAAACAAACCGCGAGCAAACCCCATCTTAGTTGCGGGGCTTACGCCAGAATGTAAAAGTGTCTTTAGCGTATCCATTCCGACATTAAGGTTGTTTTTATCTGGATCTCTAAAATCGTCTAATTGATTTCTGAAATAATCCTCACCCGCCTCTGGTGTAAGGTCATACATACTACCAGCAAATAAACCTTTTTTTGGCCCCATATTTGTCATTTTTGACATCATATAAGTTTCTTGCGGGCCAGCAGGAATTGATTGCAACCTTTCTACAGCGCGTTTTAATGTTTCCTCACCATACATATGACCTTCAACGCCATCCTCTCTAGGACGATAAGCGTTGAAAGTATCACCTGTTATTTGTGCGTAAAGATCCCTAAAGCTTTCAGCCATCTAACACTTCCACCTTTTACGCGCAGCCTTGCCCCGCTCACCCGTCCAGCCCTGTGATCTGGCGCAGAATGACTTTTTACGGGCCTTCTCTTTCTTCGTCTTTGGGCTAGGCGCAGGAGCCTTGAGATTGCTTCCTGTGGCCTTGTTATACTTTGCCCTGCCCTTAGCCGTTAAACCACCGCCACGCTTTACAGACAGCTTTTCTCCGCGCCCTACGGATAAGCTTGGGCCAGACTTTCGGCTTTTAGGTTTTGCTTTAGCCATTACTGCATTGAACTCATAATCTGATTAAGTGCTTGCTGCTCTCTAAATTGCTTTTCTTCTAAAGGAAGCATTGCGTATGCCTCAACACCCATTGATTGAGCCACCGCATCACGCGCCATTTGCAGCATCATGTCCTGACCATAAGTAGTTTGAGCAGTATTGTAAGTTGATGGCACATCAGGAGCTTGACCCATTTTTTGCCCTGTCAAATAAGATGGCAAAGATGGCATTGTCCTGTTTTGCGGCATCACCATATCATAAGTAGAACCAGCTTGCTTAGACATACCATGATAATCTGCGCCCATTGGATCTACCATTGATGGTTGCGCATTAACTGTAGATGCCCCTGTGGATGCTGGCACCGGCGGCTCATAAAACCGGCCACCCTCATCATAATAACCAACGCGCTCGCTTTGATTGCCGGTAAGCATATTGGCTATATTGCCTAGACCACTAAATGCTCGCGCACCTCTAAAGCCACCACCGCTTGCCTGTGGGCCACCCTGATCGAACATATCAGCCATATCACGATAGCCAATTCTTTCACGCGGCACATCACCAGAACCTTTTGGCGCAACCTTCATCACGTTTAGAATATTGGATATTGGCCCACCAGCAAAATACGTTCCAGATTGGTTTTTGCCGCCACCATCAAACGCATCAGTAAACGCAGAGACATACTTGCCTCTATCGTCATAATAACCAAAACCACCACCGCGACTGCGCGTGATTGCAGATTTACCAGTTTTTGTCGAAGGGTTTACATCTTTCCGACCGCCCTTGCCGCCAGAGCCAGACTTTGTTCTATCACTAGCTTTAGGGCTATCACCACCAACAGGCTTTAAACCCTCTGGGCGTTTCTTAGGTCTTTTCATTTCTTCTTACCGCCCTTGCGGCCCTTTTTCTTGTATCCACAACGCATTTTTTATCCTGACATAGTTTTTAAGAGACATTTGCCTGATTTCTTGCAAGCGCCCCTAGTCGGGCATTCTTTGCAAGGCGTAAAGTCTTTTGCAGTCTTAGCTGCATCTTTAAAATCTTTATCTGAGGGAGCGCCAGAAGAACCCTTCTTACGCATTCGCTCACCAGATCCAGCTTTAATGCGTTTTCTTTTATTATGGATATTTTTGTATAATGACATAGGAACCCCGCGCAGAGCATATATGCCGCACACTACCACATTAGGCTATGCCGCGCAAATTCCTTCTGATTGGTTCACCCCAATCTTGTCGGGTCTGCTTTCCAACGGCCAAATATCGGAATGCATCAGCGCCGTGAGATGTCCAATCGTGTAGCGGCCTACCCCGCCAAGTTTTTAGTCTTTCATCAAATTCTCTGCGATATTGACGCAATGCTTCTATACCTCTGGCGCAATCTTCTTCATCAAACCAGCACCGTGCAATCATAGACCGCGCCGCTTGTATTCCGTCATCTACAGCGAGCTTTGGCGCTATTGTTATGTCAGATATGCCCAGCGCGTCTAAAGTCTCTACACGGCTCTTTCCTGTGCCTAGCTCCTTCACTTGCACATCGTGCGGCAAAATATGCTCAGAGTAATGATAACCTTTTTCGCTAAGAACCTTTGCGTAGTGGTCTAAGCCGACCCCGCTGCTTTCATAATAATCTATGATGCGGATCTCTTGCCCGACATATTGAGCAAAGAATATAGCCGTGCTGTCACCTATGCCAAGATCCCATGCGGTTGTAACACCTACGGCTGGATCGTAAGGCACATTTGTCACCCTGCCGTCAGATGTAGCTGTCTTCATTTCTTGTGCGTAGTATGCGCCTTGGATTGCTGCTTCAAAGCTGCACTCAAACTCTTGCTCATAACGATCTTCGCCCATTGTGCGTTTAGCTTCTTCAAGCTCATCCGCGTCAAGAATATCTGTCTCAGACGCTTTGAACATCCTGCACCACCACTCAGGATGGTTCTTCGCATAGTCATACATTTCCCAAAATTCGTTTTTGCCTTTAGGCGTCCCAATTATTGTGG